TAAATCCTGTAGCATCACTATTAGCACCTCTAACAAAAGAACTCTTTGTCGCAGTTAACGCAGTATTTAAATTTAAAACTGTATATGTTTGAACATCAAATAAATGTAAATTCCATTGACTAGAATTATTTACATATGGAGTATTTCTTAATCCAAATGAATATACCCTTGCTTCTCCTATTTTAAAAGCCTGTGTAGGAGCTCCTGATGCAAGAGATGCGGTTTTTCTTCTACTATAAAGGCTAACCTTATTTTGCTCAATATTTGTACCTATCTTAGGTGCACCTGATACATTATTAACACGAATCAATGTTCCCATATCAAATGGAACCAATGCCGTACTTACAGATTCTTTATCTCTTGGTTTATCAAAATCTATAATTGAGGTTCCAGGTTCATTAATACGGAAACCTTTCACATATGCCTTACCTGCACTTACTTCTAAACAAGCTAAATCATCTGATGGAGTATTACCATCTTCAGTAATTTGATTTGATTTAAAAATTCCTCCATTTGAACGACCATTATCTAAAGAATTTGCTACTTTAACTTTAAAATTATCAATAGAATAATTTCCAGATTCTTCAAATGTTCTAGCAGCTAAGTATTTTTCTAATTCATTATAAACAGAAAAATCTTGTAATTTTTTAAGTTCTCCCTCTCTTAGTTTAATTAATTCAACAAAATTAATATCGCTAGTAT